TTTGTCTCTGTTATTTATTCATGAACTTAAAACCGCCATACAATCTGCCACCGTTTCTTCGTAACCGTAAGGCGGCTGCTGCCAGTCTCCACGTGGTGCATTGTTGGCCGCGAATTGAGCCAAAACACCTTGCATAAACGTCTCCAATGCTGCCAGCTTAGTCGATGTTTTGCCCGCTGCTGCCAGTTGCAATTTCAGGTAAATCAAGGTCGGTTGATTCGTGCTGCCCAAACCGCAAACCTCCAGCCATTCGCCCGCTGTGTACTTGATAGCCGGAACTACAGCCCATGTCTGCTGCCAGTGGTCAGAGTGTTTTATTACTGCGGATTTGGTTACGATTTCATCTGCTGCATGGGACGGTTTCGCGTCTTCAATCACGGGCAAAAATCCCTCTTCCTGCGTGGGGCTGATGGCCCCTGTATCGTTCATGTAAATCATGGTGCTGCAATTCGTCTTAAGGTCGCCGCCTCTGCGTAGCAATAGAAGTTTGCGTTTGCAATGCCGAGGTCTGCGGTTACTTGCAAGGTCTTCGCGCTCGTTGTGTTTTCCGCCGCCGTGCCGTAACCTTGAAACGTCATGGCCGCGAAACTGGTTGTTATTGCCCCGCCTGTACCGGTGTTGCCGGGAGCCATTTGTCCTGTAATGCTTGCCTTTTGGCTGGTAGTCGATACGATGTAAATCACCGCCCTGAGTGTAAAGTTTCGTTTAGTCGAACTTGCGCCCTGGGTGGTTGAATAAAAGACCATCGTGGTTGTTCCCAGTTTCAGGTAAATGTCGAGTGTCTGACCTGATCCGCTGTTGTTCAGCACTTCGCCTGTTATGTCCAGTACCAGCGTTTCGCCCGCCGCTAAATCCGTTGGAAGGGTGAAGCTGAAAATGGCTGTTTCTGTTGTTGTATTTACCGGCCCGGTCTGCGCGGTGCTGTTGGCAAGGGTGGTGACATCACCTGAGCCACCTCCGCCGCTTGCGCTCAGGGTTGTGCCGCTGATGCTCAAGCCGCTGCCGACCGCAAGAGCCGCGTATGCGCCTGCGCTGTCATCCCAGAATACTATCCGGTCTGCATTCGGGTCTGCGAATCCTGTAATCTTCGCGTCAAGTGCGCTCTGTAAATCGGTTTGGCTGCTCAGGGTTCCTGTAATTGAGCCCCACGAAGCTGCGCCGCTGCCCGCGTTGTAAACATAATTCGCCCACCCGCCGGAATGGTACACCCGCCGGATAAGCTGCCCTGCTGTGCTGTAACCCGTGCCGCCTACCGTTGCCGTGCCATTGCGCACAAACACTACATAGCCTTTACCCTCGACAGGTGTAGGGTCTGTGAAAGTAGCCGATCCGACAACGTGGTATAATTGGTCATTAGCGGCGGTTGTGTTGCTGTTCACAACGATTGCTGCTGCTGCTGCTCCGTCTACGCCCGCCGGGCCTGTTGGCCCCTGTGGCCCGGTTGCTCCTGTTGCACCCGTGGCCCCGGTCGGGCCGGTTGCGCCGGTCGGGCCGGTTGCGCCGGTCGGGCCGGTTGCGCCGGTCGGGCCGGTTGCGCCGGTAAGGTTGTCAATTATAGCCCATGTGCCACCCGATTTTTGATATAGGTCGCCATTCGCTGTGTTCAGGTACAAGTCACCGTTTACTCCAAGACCTGCGGACGGCGCACCGCTGCCACTATACCACTTCGCGCCGTCTGCACCTGCGGGGCCGGTTGCACCTGTCGGGCCTGTTGGCCCTTGCGGCCCGGTCGCTCCGGTGTTTCCCTGCGGGCCTTGCGGGCCGGTTGCGCCGGTGTCTCCTTTATCGCCTTTGTCTCCCTTCGGGCCAGTTGCGCCCGTGGCTCCTGTCGCACCTGTTGCCCCGGTCGGGCCGGTTGGCCCCTGTGGCCCGGTGATATTGTCAATTACAGACCATGTGCCGGAAGATTTTTGATACAGGTCTCCATTGGTAGTGCGCAAATAAATATCCCCATCCACACCCAGCCCGCCGGTTGGAACGCCCGTTCCGCTGTACCACATTGTGCCGCTGCCGCCGCCGCCGCCAGTCTGCCAATATTGCAAATCAACCCAATTTGTTGAGCCGTCCCCCACCTTAAACTTTCGGGTGTTAAGTTCCAATCCCACTTCACCCGCTGCCAGTACAGGGTTTACGCTTGTCCAATTTGCAGCAGTGTCCTGCCTTAGCTGTATGGTATAAAAATCGCTCATGCTATGCCTCCGTCTATCGTAAATGCGTAAGTAGAATTTGCAAACCCGCCATGTATGCGCTTAATCTCAAGGTCAATGTTTGGGAACCAATAGTCGTTGGAGGGAACCGCGCAAAAGTCAAGTCGCAACGGTACGCGCACATCCAATGTAATTACCCATCCCGCCACGTTATCACCCCGCGAATCGTAGAACGGCAGCGCGTCATCGTTCACGTTAAAAGCCGCCGTGCTGTTGCGGTACACATATCGCAGCGTCGAAATCAGGTCTTCCAATATCTGATGGGTGTCGCTCATGACCTCAACCTGATTGCTGCTGTTTTCAAACTGCCTGTCCATTACGGACAGAACAAATTTGTAAATTAATTGACCGCCCAATGTATCTCCATCGGGTGTTGTAATGGTGTTTTTATCGTGAAAAAAATACACCAAGGGGTAATTATCCTGCCCACCATCCGCCACGAGGTCATATTCCGGCCCGACTGCGACCGTGCGCACCATGCGGTGATTTTCACCGGCCCGCCTTATTGCTGCTATTATCTGATTGAGCGTCATTAAAAAATTGCCTCAGTAATTTTTCGTGCTTTTTTCGGACTCCCGGCTTACTTTTCAAAGAAGAAGCCGTAGAACGTGTTGTCTCGGTTCGGTTTGTCGATTGCATCGGGGTCGGGGTTTTGCCACTTAGGGTATAACTCAGGGTAGGTGCATAGATACTTGAGCGTCCTTTGCACAAAATGGTCTTTCTTTTGCGCGAACCGCTGTTCTATACTGCGCATTTCCTCCATAGTAATTCCGGTCATGTTTTCGCCGTCCCGCTTCATGATGTTTTTGTTCATGAACTTGTACACGAGCGGCATAACACCCTCCTGCAACACGGCGTATTTCATCACGGGTTTCAAATACTCTTCAAACAGGGTTTCATTGTTTGCGCTCAGGCTGCTTGGGAGTTGGCTGTCAATCTCGTTGTAAAGGTCGGAGCCGATTAAGTCCCGCACGGTAATCTCCTGCGCCTCACGGATAGCCATACGCAGCAGCTTAGGGTCGAGATTGTCCTGAATAGGGGTGTTATCCTTTATATACGTCTCGTCAATCCAATATTTGAAGCTCATCGCGCAGTCCTCCTGTATAGTTTAGATTCCCAATAGTGGCGGCATTGCGGAACGTGCAGCGGCGGGCTGCTGCCTTTTATAGTGCGCCATCCGCCGCGGCGTTTCCAAACGTCATAACCTAATTCCTGACTGATTGCGTCGATTTCTTCGCGGGTGTATACCTTTTTTTCGCCCAACATGAACCGGCAAAAGTCCCGTGTTCCTTCAATTATTGGCCGTCCTTCCATGCCTGGCGCGAGTGCGTACTTGTACAGCACAAAGATTTCCGTCTTAATCCCGCCGCTGTCTTCAATCGCGCCGCGCCCTACGTCTGTAATGCTGATCGTGCCGCTGACTGATTCGATTTTCTTTGCATCCGACAGGTCTTTAATCACGTCCTTCGCCTCTTTAGCGGTAAGCCGTGCGCCCTTTGCGATGTCTTCCAGAGTGGCCTTGGGGTTGTCTTTGATGACGGCCAAAACGCGCAATTCAGGGTCTGTCAGTTCTGCGAAAAGTTCCGGCAGTTCCTCCCATTCTTCCGCGCTTGAACCGTACCGGCTGAACACTTCGATGTCTTTTTCATCATCCCACCCGAAGGGGTTACAGGTTTTGCAATGTGCGCTCATCTCCACCGGCGCGGCCTCGGCTGCTTCCTCCGGCGCATAGCCCAGCGCGTCCCGTACCTCTGCGCGGGTGATGATGTTTGCCGCATAGTCAGCCCGTGCGTCTTCCGATGCGGGCGCGGCCTGAACCGTGCGCAGTTGCCCGGAATGGCCCGAAGCATTAAACATAGCGGTAAACACCCTGTCCATTGCCTCGCGCTTAGGCTGGATATAAGCCCTGTCGAAAACCTCATACGCGGTCAGTAACTCATTGCGGCCTCCCAGCTCACCCGCAACGCGAACACCGAACAGCATTGGGCTGGTAACGCGGTGAGCGTAGAATATTTGGTCGCGGACGGTCTCGACAAGTTGCAGATACATTTTGTCGAAATCATTAGGCATCATGTCGATAATCTGCAACGGGTCTTCGCCCTTCTCCATGAAAGACAAAATGATGCCACCTGCGTTTTCTGTTCCCGTGGTGTTGCGCTTGAACTTCCTGTTTAGGTCTTCCTTCTGTTCCTCTGTCGGCTGACCTTTGAATAATTGCAGGATTTTCCCGATGCTGAACCCATTTTTAATGTTGTTGTAATGGAACGATGCAATTTCCGTGTCAATCTCGATATAGGTTTTAGCCGGATACCAGTCAGGCAGCGGATAAACACCCTCACCCGCCCGGTATTGCTTCACATAAACGGCCTGTGTGCCGCCGGGGTTTTCGGGGTTGAAGGCTGGCATTTCTACCGCGTCCTCCCACAGCTTGCGGTTGCTCCAGTCTTTGCAATACCACACGCTCGAAGCGTCTTCGTTGATGCGGACGCGCTCAAATGGCAGGTGATACCAGGCAATCACCCGGGTTCCGGGCTGGTTCCAAATGGCCTGAATGCAGTAACCACCGAAATTCTCCAAATCAACCGCGCATTTGGCCTTTATATCGTGCCATGTTTCGGTCGGGTTTGCCCGGTTCAGCGCGGCAGCGGCTCCGGCCTGTTCGCCTACCGTGCCGGACAATACCACCTCTGTATCTTTCCCGGCTATAAATGCGGCTTTCTGCGTTACTATGGCGTTATGCAGGCCGCTGTTATTGTACAGGTCAAGGATAAGTTGCGGGAAATCGTTCTTTTCCCCAAACATATACCACCCCTTGCCCCTTGCCTCTTTGAACTTAGGCGGCGGAGTGGCCGCGAATGTCAGGCGTTGAAAATCAAAGTTCATGCCTCTGCCCTCCGTACTATTGCCAAACCGGTTTCAACCACTTCATCCGCTTCCGCCGGGTCTGTGTTGCTGTTGCTGTTCTGCGCAAAAATGGTGTAGACGTGTTCTCCGGGTTCCATATTTGCGGCCTGTGCGCTGCTGATGCTGAACTCGTTGTATCGGGTCGGGTGGGGGCTGGTATCTGACAGAATCACGTTGTATATTTCGTTGGTGCGTAGGCTTTCAAAGCTGAACAGGAAAAACACAGGCGGGTCAATGGTAACCTTTTCCGTGGCCGTGACCAGCAGAGTGGATGCTTCGCCCTGTTGAATGATTAACACGCCTACAATGTAACCGGGGGCAATTCGTTACAAGGTTGTATTTTTGTAACTGATGGAACTACCGAAGAACTGGCACTCGTTAAAGGTCGGGCAGCTTATCGAATTTGAGCAGCTACGCCGCCGGACTGACTTGGAAGAACTCGACCAGGTGTTGCAACTGCTGAACATCGTCACCGGTTGGCCGGTTGAATGGCTTGAATCCATGCCGCACAGCGAAGTGATTTCGCTCTATTCGCGCCTTGGATGGATGGCAGACCTACCGCCCGCAAAGAAGCCCACAAAGCGCGTTAAATTGGCCGGGAAAACATACCGGTTCCAGTCGAACCCT